GCCGCGCGCATCTCGGCATCCGACTTGTAGGTGATCAATTTGTCACCCGCCTTGATGCTCAGCACGCCGTTGTAGCGGGCAGACAGCAGGGCTTCTTGCATGGCTTTGAGTTGGTCGAGGGTCATGGCAGCAAGTCCGGTCACATATAGTTCGAAGCAATCGCCATGCGCCGTCGGCGTGGGCTTGGCGTCATCGGTGGTGCAATAGGTGGAGTAATAGGTGCTGCGCCGGAAACGACGCGCACCCGACTCACCGGCACAGGCGGCAGCGCCTCCACCCGCTTGTTCAGACTCAAGCCCATCGCCAGCAGGCCATGCAGCGCCGCGTAGCCATAGACCCGGCAGTCCAGCGCCTCATTGCGCCGGTCATCGGGTTTCCACCAGTAGCGCTGCGGGAAACCCTTGACGTATTTGGTGCGCACCCGCTCAGCCGTCAGTTGCTCAAAATACTGCGCATCCCGATCCAGCGGGAAATGCATCGTGCCCGGACCCGCATCGACCTTCTTGAGTCGGGCATAGATGGCTTCCTTGGCGGTATCCACACCGACCATGAACAGGTTGACCTTGCCCTTGTTGGCCTTACTCGGGCGTTTCGGCCAAACCGGGCGCTTGCCAGCCCCGCCTTTGATCGCCCAGATGCGCCGGCGCTCTTTGCCCTTGCAGAAGGCGTAGGCTGCCAGGGTGTGGTGGCCACCGGTGTCGAGACAGGCGGCTTCAATGATGAGGCCAGCGGCCAGCGTCTCGTGGGCGAAGGAGGTCGACAGATAGTCGTCCAGTTGCGCCCATAGCGCGGGCGTCGACGGATCGCCCCACAGCACCTTGTAATCCACCGACCAGGACTCCTCGTCCCGGCCCCAGCCGATCACTTCGAGCTCCAGTCGGTCATCCTGCACATCGATGCCGCAGGTGAGCAGCGCAACCTCACCAGGCACAGTCGGGCCGTAGGTCTCGCGGCGTGTCATCAAGCCTTCAGCGTCCAGGGTCTCGCCCTCGCGGTCTTCCCAGGTCTCGGCCAGCTTGGTGTTGACCCAGACCTTTAGACGCACCGGGTCGTCCTTGGATGCGTGGTGTTCTTGGGCGATCTCGCCCCAGGTCAGCCAGGGCGAATACAGGCTCGACAGGTGAAAGCCAAGGGTCTTGCCATCGCCCTCGACGGTCGCCCGCCAGCGCCCGGCAGCCAGCAGCGCCGGCTTTCGGTACTCGGGATGCAGGCCCGCGCAGTGTGGGCAGTGCCAGGCTGCCTGTGCCCGCTCGTTCTCTGGCCAGCGGATATCGCGCCAGTTGATCTGGCTGTGCACACCGCAGTGGTCGCAGGGCACCTCAAAGATGCGCTGATCCGATTCCAGGTAGGCGGCTTCGATGCGCGAGAACCCTTTTATCGTCGGGGTCGAGCACAGATAGACTTTACGGTTGATGAAGGTGGCGGCACGCTGCACTGCCAAAGAGATGGGGTCGCCCTCGCCATCGGCGTCAAACGGATAGCCGTCGACCTCATCAAGGAACAAGTAGCGCACCGGCATCGAGCGCAGGCCCACCGCGCTGTTGGCTCCGGTCATGATCAGCACGCCGCCGGGGAACTCCTTCATCAACTGCGTGTTGCCGGAGTCGCGCGAGCGCGGGTCTTTGACGCGGCTCATCAGTTCCGGGCTGGCCTCGATCAGCGCATCGACCCGTTGCTTGGAGACGCGCTTGGCCCCTTCAACGGTGGGCTGCACCAGCAGCATCGGGCCCGGGGCGTGGTGAATCACGTAACCCAGCCAATTCAGTCCTGCTTCCGTCTTACCAAGCTGACCACCAGCCATCAGCACCACCCGCTCGGTGCGTGAGGATGCCGACAGCGCATTCATGATCTCCGCCAGATACGGGGTGCGGCTGGTAGCCCAGCGTCCCGGTTCTGCCGATGACACCGAGGACAGCACCCGGTGCTGATTGGCCCAGTCGTCCACGGTCAGGACGGGGTCGGGGGCGAGTCCCCGTTGCCAAGCTGACTCGACAACAGATCCAAGGGTGTCGGGCACAAGCAACTCCGGGGCGAGAAGACAAAAAAATGATGAATAAATCCCAGATTTCGCTTGGCTTCCATCGGAAACAGAGCGTTCATACGTTTGTCATCAACCACACCCGAGGAGAAGCAAATGAACACCAGCCAACTCACCATCCAGGCCCACATCACCGACACCAACCACCGCCCACGCGGCGTGATGCCAATCAAAGTGGACTTTGACCAAGTCGGCCCCTTGATGGTTGAGCACGACGGCAAAACCTACAGCTACACCCACAAGGCTGGCACCAATCACAAGACTGGCTTGGCGGTGCGTGAGATGGCCACCTGCGACGACGCCCGCCTTTGGATCACCCAGGACGGCGCACAAGTCTGGGAAGACTGAATGCCACCCAAAGAAACACGCCTTTTTAAACACCACTCCAACCACCAACCCAAGGAAAAAATCATGACCACCAGCCAACTCATTGCAACCCAAACCCAAGTCCTGCAACATGCGCTGGATCACAACGACGGGCGCATTGACTGGTTCCCTGAAAACGTCAAGGGCGGCGCGTGCAAGAAGGTGCTCGACTCTCTTTTTAACCGCGCACTGATCACCCCGTCTGACGACGACTGGTTTGTCGCCGCTGAAGGCTACGACGCCCTTGGCTGCACCCGGCCAAGTGCTGCGCCTGTTGCCCCTGACATAGAGATGGAGGCCGACATGGCCGCAGCCGAGGCCTCCTGGGCGCAAGCGCCAGAGGTCGAACCCGCCACGGTGGCAGCGGTGGCAACAACAGTGACTGTGGTGGCCACAGAGCAAAAGAGCCGCACCCGCGAGCACAGCAAGCAGGCCACCGTGATCCAGATGCTGCAGCGTCCCGAGGGCGCGACCATTGCGCAGATCATGGACACCACCGGCTGGCAGGCGCATACGGTGCGCGGCACCTTTGCCGGGGCGTTCAAAAAGAAACTGGGGCTCAACATCACCTCAGACAAAACCCAGGGTGGCACGCGCACCTACCGGGCGGCATAAAAAAGATTCAAAAAATGTTCGGAATTGACTTGGCTTCACAAGCAAACAGAGCGTTCATAGAGGTGTCGCAACACACCAACCGGAGATTGACATGACCAACGCAACACTGACCCTGGCCTCGCAAAATGAATCGTGGGGCTTGTGGGGCACCATGCAAGAACAGGCTGCGGCAGCCTGGCCCCTGGCGATGACAGCAGTCGCTGATGCCACCCAATGCGATCCCGAGCAAGTCAGAGCCTTCCTGGACAGCCGCCATGGCCGCCACTTTGCAGACGACGTCAACAACGCACTGTTTTTGGGTGCCAATCTGCAAGACGCCATCAAACAGGCCACCCAACGTTGGATGACCTGGTCAATCAGCCGCCAAACCAGCAAGCAATACGGCATCCCCAAGGGCCTGCCTTACCTCACCGGGTTTGTGGTGCAAGCCGCCATCGACGAAGAACTCGCGGCCTGACGCAAGCGCAGGGTTTCAAACACCCTGCGCAAGAAGAAACTGCGCACCAGCGACACGCCGGTGAATACCAGACCAATCATCAGGTTCTGGTTCAAGCTGGCATGCAGTCCGAATAACGGAAAGACCAGCATCTGCGTCAGCACGGCCACGCCGTAGCCGACAATCACGTTGGCAATTGATTCCACTGCCGACATCCATTTGGACTGCTTCAAGACACCGCCACCAAGGTTTGTGAATCGGCCTGCGGCGAGACGCTGCTGGCATTGTCGAAGAGTTGACCATCGGATTCCCGCACAGCCTGCTGCCCAGAGAAGTCCTGAAACCTGCGGCAGATGACGTCAACATACTTCGGGTCAAGCTTCATCAACCGCGCTTGGCGTCCCGACTTCTCGGCAGCGATCATGGTCGTGCCCGACCCACCGAAGGCATCCAGCACCACATCACCGGGCCGACTGGAATTGCGAATCGCACGCTCCACCAGTTCCACGGGCTTCATAGTCGGGTGCAGATCGTTCTTGTGCGGCTTTTTGATGTTCCAGACATCGCCTTGATTGCGGTCACCGCACCAGTGGCGCTTGACACCCTCGGGCCAGCCATAGAGGATCGGCTCGAACTGGCGCTGGTAGTCGGCGTGGCCGAGCGTGAAGGTGTGCTTGGCCCAGATGATGAAGGTCGACCACTTGCCACCAGCCGCGCGAAAGGCGGATTGCAGGGTGTCGAGTTCGGAGGACGACATCGCCACGTAGATGCCGCCGCGACAGTTGGCCAGCATCGGCGTCAGTGCCGCGATCAAGAAGGCGTGGAAGTCCTTGCCCAAGTTGTCGTTCAAAATGGCCCGGCTGGCTCCACGATGCACGTCACTCGCGCTGTTGGCGTAGTTGACGTTGTAGGGGGGGTCGGTGAACACCATGTCGGCCATCTCACCGCCAAGCAAGCTGGCGTAACTCGCCGCATCCGTCGCATCGCCGCAGATCACCCGATGCACGCCGCAGATCCAGACATCACCGGGACGCGAAACGGAAATCTCCGCCGCGCCGGGCGCAGCATCCTCATCGGTGTCGCCCTCGGTGGTGGTCTCCTCGCCGGCCATGATCTCCAATATCTCGTCGGCATCGAAGCCAGTCAGCGCGAGATCGAAGTCCTCAAGCTGCAACTCCTCCAGTTCCAGGCGCAGCATATCGTCGTCCCAACCTGCATTTTCTGCGATGCGGTTGTCGGCCAAGATATAAGCGCGTTTTTTTGCTTGCGTCCAGCCTTCGGCGATCATGACTGGGCATTCTTTATATCCCAGTACTCTTGCGGCAAGTACGCGACCGTGGCCGGCCAAAATCTGACCATCTGGATCAATCAACACTGGATTGGTCCATCCCCACTCGCGCATGGATGCCGCGATCTGCGCAACTTGCGCTTCGCTGTGGGTCCTAGCATTGCGGACATAAGGAATCAGATCGCTGATCGGGCGACGTTCCACGCGATCTGCAGGCCATTTAGTGCTGGGCAGAATTTCTCTATTTTCGGTCATTGTCCACATCCTCAAAGGTCTGTCCGGTCGCTTGAAGCGTCACCGGGATGTCGGGGAATTTCTGCAAGAAGCGTTTCACCGTCACATCGACATACTCGGGGGCGATCTCGGTGGCCCGCACTACGCGCCCAGTGCGCTGCGCCGCGAGGAGGGTGGTGCCAGAGCCGCAAAAGGGTTCGAACACAATCTCGCCCATGTCGGTGTAGCTCTCGATGACGAACTGCGGCAAGGCCACCGGGAACACCGCTGGGTGATCGATGTCCTGACCGATCTTTCCCTTGTGACGCATGACGCGGATCACGGAATCTGGAATCTTGCTGTCCTGCGTGGGCTGACCCTTGTGCGCCCAGCCGCCCACTTCGCCTTCCTTGCTGCGCATCGCAGTCGACGACCCGTCAGCACGCAGATGAGACTCCTGGCCCGCATGCCTGCAGGGCACGGTCTTGTTGGGCCTGCGGCTTTGGCGGTTGAAGTGAAAAATGAATTCAAAGCTCGGTGCCAGTCGTCCAGACCAATCACCCGGCATGCCAGGACCCTGATCCCAGACATACCATGCAAAGCGCCGCCAGCCTTTGGTTCGCATCCAGCCAAGCCAGCCATCCCAATAGGGGACGACCTCGTTGTCGCGGTGAATCAACCCGAGGTTCGCCAGCACCTGGCCAGACTCGGCCATCGGCAGGTTGGCGAACACGCCGCGCATCAGGCCGTCCCAATCGGCAATGCCGCCGCTGGTGTAGTCGCGCTGGTTGCCGTAGGGCGGGCTGGTGAAGCACAGGCTCGCCTGCTCGCCTTGCATCAACGCGGCGACCACAGCCGGGTCACTGGCATCGCCACAGATGACGCGGTGCGCGCCAAGCTGCCAGACATCCCCCGTGCGGGATACCGGATTAACCGGCGCGCCAGGAATATCCTCATCGGCGGATTCGCCAATTGGCGGGTCCTCCTCGTTCGTGTCGCTCGTGTCGCTCGTGTCGCTCGTCGCGCCCGCCTCGTCACCCATCAGCTCGGCCAGCTCGTCATCACTGAAACCGATCAGCGCCAGGTCGAACGCCGCATCGGACAACTCGGCCATCTCGAGCGCCAGTAGTTCCTCATCCCATCCGGCACCCGCCGCCAGCCGGTTGTCGGCCAGGATGTAGGCGCGCCGCTGGATCGGTGTCAGATGGTCAAGCACGATCACCGGAACCGTCTCCAGACCGAGTTTTTGCGCAGCGGCCAATCTGCCGTGGCCAGCCAGAATGCCGCCGTCCTGCGTCACCAAAATTGGCGCGGTGAAACCAAATTCCATGATGCTGGCGGCAATCTGTGCCACCTGGGCATCCGAGTGGGTGCGGGCATTCCTGGCGTAGGGCAGCAGCTTGGTCGTCGGCCAGTGTTCAATCTGGCGGGCCAGCGCGGGTGAGAGTGTCATGCACTATGTCCTGTGTTTCGTTTTGACTGGTTCACGGCGCAATCCCGCCTCTGGACTCGGTGCCTGCCAATTCCTCCAGCGCCTGACGGATGGCAGCATCGAGGATGTCCTCCACGTCGCGCACGTCAGGCTTTTTCACCACCGCCGCGACGATGTCGTGGGACACCTTGCGAGGAATCTGCTGGATGCGCTCGCGCAGCTGGCGGGCCAGATTGAAGAACTTGGTGTTGGTGTCATCGACATCGATCAGCTTGCCCGAGCGGGTCTCGAATTCGAGCTTGGTCAAGCGCGCGGCGTAGGTCTCGCGCACAGCGCGGGCGTTTTGGTAGTTGGCACCACGCGTCTCGTCGGCAGCGCCTGACGCTTTGGGTGACGACTGGCCGGGCTGGGTGTTTTTATCCCACTGGGCGTCGGCCTTGGATGGGTCGATGCTGTCGTCGGGTTCAGTTTGAATGCGACCGGTGGCGATGGCTTTTCTGACGGCTTCGTGGCTCACGCCTCGGTGTTGCGCATAGGCGCGAATGGACATACCCATGATGGACTTCCTCTTTTGTTGATTGAGATTGGTTGCGTGTGTGTGGCAACCTTGGTGCACAGGTTGCCGCTGCTTTTGGGGTGGCAACCTTCGAGCGGGTTGCCACTAAATTGGGTGGCAACCTAATGCATGGTTGCCGCCCCGGTTGCCACCCTGAAACCCGCGCCAGTGCTGGGTTTCAGGGTGGCAACTGGCAACCTTTTATTTTTCTCTGTCGCTAGGAAACCCTCGCGATGCGCGAGGCCCCCGCCTTTGAAATGGCCCGGGAGGACCCATAGATAGCCGCCATGGCCTCAATCGCAAGTCAGGCGGTGCTGGATGACTAAATAATCTCAAAGTCTCTCAAAAGCCGTTCTGATGCGTTTTAGAGCTACCAACTTTCACTCCTACTACCGACCATCACCCCTTCGTCAGCTCTTCACGCAGCGCGCGTTCCATCTGGCGGCGCATATCCTGCAGTGCCACGCTTCTCACCGTCTCGGTCATGCCCAAGCGTGGCTCGACTTTCTGACTCTTCCTCAGCAGGTAGAGCGCGAGGATGCGTTTGTCATCCCGGCGCTCGAAGGCTTGGCCGGCCATGTAGAAGACGTTCTTCTTGGCCATCACCTGGCCCGGCCACAGGCGCTTGGGGATGACCTGGGTCTTGGCGAGCTCGGCCATCGGCCCGACGGGAATAGCGATCTTGCCGGTCTTGGTGCCGCCATACTCTTGCAGCGCCATAAAGCGATCCCGCGCGAATATCTGCGCCATCATGGTGCGCGGCGATGCACCCTCGACCCCGATGCCACGTGCCACCCAGGGCCGGCGCAGGTTGAAACGACCCGGCAGGCTGTCGCGCACGGCGTCGCGGGCGTCGAAGGCGGTACGGGTCAGCGCCTTGGCGGCGGCGTTCGGGATGTGCTTGGCAGCAACATCCGACAGGTAGTCGCTGGCTTTGACGATGTCGGCGGTGAGGTCAAGTTTGAGCATCGGCGGACTTCTTGCGGCGTGGTGCGGCGGGTGGTTCGTTGACATCGGCAGGCTCGGCAGGGATGCCGGCCTGCTGGTCGAGGATTTGCTGGGCGGTGGCATCATTGACCTCGACCGTGAGGCCGGGTTTGAGCGCGCGCGTGCCGCCAGCGCCGGTGACGACCACCGGGCGGGTGATGAGCAGTTTCATGGGGAGGACTCCAGCACTGGGTTCGGAGCCCAGATGTGACAACGCCCACTCAGGTCTCCCCGGTGGGCGCAGATATCAGCACTAAGTCATCACTGTACCTTGTGTCCGGACGGGATTCAATCAGGTTTTGAAAACGGCGATGAAATATTTTTCAGAAGGCGACCTTCCAGCCCTTGAGGATCGACACCGTTTGAGTCAGTCCCTGCTTGAGCAGGATGTCGAGAAATTCATCAGCGGTTTTGGGTGGATTTTTCAGGGAAGCGCGTTGCGCTGCAACAGCCTGCAGCACCGATGCGGGATGCAGGTCGAACAGATCGACGATGAAGTCATCCGGGTGCTGCGCTTCCAAGTTGTAGCGATCTAGCGCCTTGGCCGGG